TCGGCGTCCTCGTCGCCCTCGTCGTCCCCCTCGCCCTCGTCGTCCCCCTCGCCCGACCCGCCCTCGTCCTCGCCGTCGTCGGCGTCCTCGTCACCCTCGCCACCACCCTCCCCGGACTCGCCCTCGTCTTCGGAGCCGTCGTCGCCCTCCCCGTCCTCCGGGTCGCCCTCCTCGCCCTCCTCGGACTCCCCGTCCTCGTCGCCCTCCTCGGACTCGGCTTCCTGCTTGGCGCGCTCCTCCTCGCGCTTCTTGCGCTCCTCCTCGCGCTTCTTGCGCTCCTCCTCGCGCTTCTTGCGCTCCCCGGCAACGTACATCTCGGCGGTGAGCCCGTCGGCCATGCCGATGTCCTTGGGGAGGCAGGGCGGGTGCGTGGCGGGGAAGGGTAGCCCCGCCCGCGCAAGGTCATCGTTGATCTCACGGTCGCCCGCCCGGTTGAACTCGGCGTGCTCGTATCCACCGCAACGGCACCGGGCCTCATGGCCCCGGAGCGGGTGTCCGACCTCGTGCAGGAGCACCGTGGCGATCTCGTCCATAGGCCACGCCTCCACCAGCTTGGGGTCGAACCCGAGCACCATCCCGCGCGACACGCCGAACGTGCCGAGTCCGGGGATGGGCTTGGGGCGGAGGGCCGCCACCCCCTTCGCCAGGTGCTTGAGGGGCGTCCCCTTCATGGCGAGGTTTCGGGCTTCTGCGAGCTTGCGCCAGATGCGGGGGTCGAGCTTGACGATAGGCTTCTTGGGCTGGTCGGGCATGGGGGCTTGTCTCCTGGGGGTTGTGCGGATTGTGCGCGATATGCGTGCGGGTGTCAACCCTCGATCTTGGCGGCGGCCTTCTCCGCCTCCGCCGCTTCGGCCGCGAGCACCGCCGCCGACGTGGCCGCGATGGTCCGCTCCGCCATCTCGCGCAGGCTGTCGAGCTTGGTCGAGAGGACTCCCTCGTAGCGGGCGACCTTGCCGAGCACCGTCTGCGCCCGGTCGGCCGCCGTGCGGAGGGCGCGGACTCCCAGGTCCTCCTCGACCAGGGCGTCCTCCATCCCTGTGCAGGTCTTCTCGATCTCGGCGGTCAGAGCGCCGAGGATGGTCTCGACCGCCTCCTCCGAGTGCATCGTGGGCATGGTCCCGAACCGGGCGCCCGTGCCCGCCTTGAGCGCACCGACCATCCGGCCCCACGTCTCCAGCGCATCGGGCGGGAGGTAGTACGGGCCGCCGCCCGACTTGGCGCTGTCCAGCGTCGCCGCCCGGAGGTTGATCCCGCCGAGGGCCGGGATGACCCGGTTCGCCAGCCAGTTGGTCACGGTGGTGTGGGTGAGCACGTTCCGCTCCGCCGTGTAGGCATCACGCACGGACTGGGCGAACGCGGCGTCCTCGGCCAGGGGCCCGGACAAATCCAGGTGATCCCGTGAGCCGTCAGTGAACCGCACGACCCGCATCCCGACGCTCCACTCACCGTCGCGGGTCGCGGTCTGGGTGTCGGCGGTCCACCGCTCGTTGACGAGCGTGTTGACGGTGTACCCGTCGCCCTTCTGGCCCGGCACCACACGCTGCACGAGCAGCGGCGCGTTGGGGTTCCCATGGGCGGTGGCGTTGTGCGCCCGGCAGAGGCCGTCCAGGGCCGCCCAGAGGGCCGGGGTGTCGCCCCGAGCCCCCGGCAGCATCTTGGGGTCCAGCCCCGCCGCCTCCCACGTCTCCACGATGCGGGCCCTGTCGAGGTCCGAGGGGAGGGTCCAGAACACCGTGGCGCCCGCGCCGGAGGAGAGAGCATCGGTCACCGCCACGAACGTCGTCTGCTTGCTGGTCATGTTTTGTCCTTTCGCGTCACACCTGTGACGTGGGGGAGCATCGCAGACCTGTTTGTGCGTGTCAAGCGGGTTGTGCGCGTTGTGTGCCTGGCACTGGATGTGCTACGCGCATCTGCGCTCCCGCACGCGGTGTGGAAAGGTGGGGTTCCTCGAGGTTTTCCGCCAGGGAAACGCGTCCGCACGCTCGTTGCGCTTTGTGCTTGATATGCGCTTTGGGCGATGCTACACCTTGGATCGGAGGTAGCGAACCATGACCGAAACGAAGACCTGGACCCCCGCCACCATCGTCGCGTTGCTTGAGAGCAACCCCAAGGCAGTGCGCCGCGCAATCCTCGCGCTCGACCGTCGCCAGACGGCGGCGGAACGCGCCTCGCACGCGACCACCCAGGCGAACGGGGTCGGCTGGTCGCAGGCGGACGCTCGCTTCGGCGGGTGGCTCGCCGCCGAGATCCGAGCGGGTCGCCCCCTCCGCACCGAGAAGCTTCAGGGCTGCGCCCTCCGGCTCGCCTGCCGCTACCGGCGGCAGCTTGCGGACGAGGCCAACCGCCGGGAGCAGAACGGGACCGCCGAGGTGGGCCGGGTGATGGCCTCCGCCCGTGCGGTCGGCGCCGACATGCCCGCCACCCGCGCAGAAGCCCTCGCCTACGCCACCGCCATCCTCGCCAGCCTCCGAGCCCCCGAGGGCTCGGACGAGGGCTGACCCTTGACACCTGCCCGCACAACGGGCACAACTCGCACAACCCGCACAGGCCCCCAGGAGAACCGAACCATGACCGAGAAGATGCCCAAGATCACCCTCACCCTCCCCCAGATGCGCCGCGTGTTCCGCGCCGCCTGGTACACCCCCACGCCGTGGGGCTGGGGACTCCCCATGCTCATCGACGGCATCCCCGGCGGCGGCAAGACCTCCGTGGTCGTCACGGAAGCCCTGGCGGCGGGCCTGGGGAAGGCCGAGGTGCTCTCCCCCGGCGAGCGCGGGGAAGGGGCGTTCGGCGTCGTGCCGGTGCCGGACATGGACCTGGGGGTCCTGACCTACCCGGCCCCGGACTGGGCCGCCCGGTTCATCGCCAGGGACGCCGCCGGGCTGGTGTTCGTTGACGAGATCACCACGGCGGACCTGAGCCTCCAACCCTCCCTGCTCGGACTCACCCTCGCCCGTCGCATCGGTGGGACGTACCTCGGGAAGCGGGTCCGGGTGGTCGCGGCGGGCAACCTCGCCGGACAGGGCGGGGCGAACGTCACCAGCCTGAGCGGGGCGAACGCCAACCGCTTCGTTCACCTGAGCTTCCCGGCGGCCGCCGTGGAAGGCTTCACCGCCTTCCTCACGGGACGCGACGTGTTCGCGCAGATGGACGAGACGCCCCCGGCGGCGCCCGTGAAGGCAGCCGACGAGGAAGCGCGGGTGCGGGCTGCCTGGGACGCGGCCTACGCCAAGGCGGCGGGCCTCGTCGCGGGGTTCCTCTCTGGGCACGGCACCCGGCTCCACGAGATGCCCGAGGAGGGCTCCGACGGCGAGTCCGGGGCGTGGCCGAGCCCACGCACCTGGGACATGCTGACCCTCGCCCTGGCGGGCTCCGAGATTCACAAGCTGACCGTCGAGGAGGCGGACGCCCTCCTCGCGGGGTGCGTGGGTGAGGGACCGGCGGCCGAGCTTCGCTCGTACCTGGACACCCTCGACCTCCCCAACGTGGCGGACGTGCTCGACCGAAGGGTCACCTGGACGCCTGACCCGACCCGGCCGGATGTCATCGCGGCGGTGCTCGCCAGCGGCGCCGCCCTCGTGACCCCCAAGGGGGCGCCCCTTCGGAAGGAGCGTGCGGGCGAGATGTGGCGCGTGTGCCTCGCCGTCGTCGGGGTCGCCGCAGACCTCGCCATCCCTGCGGTGCAGGCTCTCTCGACGGCGGCGCTGTTCGACGCGAAGAACCCGGCGTGCGCCAAGGTGCTCGGAACCGGCGGCATTCACGAGATGCTCGTCGCGGCGGGCCTCATCAAGAAGGCGGTGGCGTGATGACCACCGTCAAGACCACGGGGGGACTGGCGGTCGGGGTGGTGAAGGCCCCGGCCAACCGGATCGTGCGGACGACAGTCACGCAGACCGTCGAATGCGTGGCCTCCCCCACGGGACGCCACCGTGTGACCCTGGTGGACGGCGGCGGGGTGGCCTGCGACTGCTACCGGATCGACCCGGCGACCGCCGAGTCCCTGGCGGCGATGGGACAGCCGGTGTGCCTCACGGTCGCCAAGAAGGCCGCCTCCAAGCTCCGTGAGGGCCTGGCGTGGCAGGACAGGAACAACGCGGAGTCCAAGACCCTGTGGGGCGTGTCGCTGGTGGCGCTCGCCACCAAGGCCAGTGACGTGCGGACCAAGCGGGAGAACCTCCGCAACAAGGGCCTCTCGGCTGACTCGCCGCAGACGAACACCATGGACGATCGGCGCACCGCCCTGATGAAGCGCCAGCTTTGGACCGCCATCGAGGAGATGAACCACGGGATGTTTACTACGGACTCCAAGCTCGCCGAGACGATCAACGCTCTGGTCGGCGCCGTGCGCTGGGAGTCCAGCATCGACTCCACGAACGCGGGGACCGCCACGAACGCGGGGACCGTCAAGCTCGGACACCACACATTCGCCCGCTGGCACCACGTCGATGACTACGGACGCGGGGAGGTGTCCCTGACCCCGCCCCGAGAGAGGGTGGACCCGTGGACCCTCTGGACGACCAGGAACGGGTACTGCCTGGCCTGCAAGGAGAAGTACGCCAAGCCCGGCACGCACCGGAACGGTGCTCCGCACATCGAAGCGGTGACCCGCCTGTGCTTCCGGGCGTGGGGCAAGTGGATGGTGGGCGCCAGGCGCCGGGTGTGGATGGCGAACGGGGAGGCGGTGAGAAGCCGTGGATGACGTGCTCACCATCGCCGCTGCCGTCGCCCGAGGGTACGCCCGGCGCTACCGCTGGGTGGACCCGGCCGACCTCACGCAGGAGGCGTGCGCCGCCGTGCTCGCCTCCGGGAGGACGTTCGAGCCCGGTCGCGGTGTGCCTGCGACCGCCTACGCCCGCGCCGCTGCTCGTCGCGCCCTCTGGGGCTACGTCAACCAGATGCGCGCCCCGGTGTCCAACCGCCACCGACCCGGCGACCTGGCCGCCATCCCCGTGGCCTCCGACGTGGAGACCGCCTCCCTCTCGCCCGTGGATGGCCCGGCCATCGTGGAGGCGGCCGAGCTTCGCCGCCGGGTGCGGGACCTCCTCGCACCCGAGGAGTGGGACGTGCTCGTCGCTGGCGACACGCCCGCACGGGTGGCCGCCCGGCTCGGCGTGCCCGTGGCGAGGGTCTACGCGGCCCTCCGCGCCGCCCGTGCCCGCCTCAAGAACGACCCGGTGCTGCGTACCTACGCACAAACCGCTTGACACGCACAACCCACACCACAAGGATTCCCCCACCATGCCCGCACCCCCCGCCGCAGAAGCCGCCCTCCGCAAGGAAGGCTGGTTCCCAGCCTCCACCATCGCCCGTGCTCTGGGCGTGTACCCCTCCACGATCTACCGAGCTTGCGCCGAGGGGCGCATGTCGGGACGCCGGGTGGGACGCGCCTGGTACGTTCAGAAGTCCACGGTGCTCGCCTACTACGGGAACACCCCGGAGGTGGTGAAGGCCCTCAAGGACCGCATCCCCGACCCGCCCAAGGTCGAGAAGATCGAGGTCTGACCATGGGCGAGCCCGACAAGAACGTCTGCAACTGCGACCAAGCACTTGCAGCGGAAGCCGAGGTGCGCCGGTTGAAGGCCGAGCTTGCTGCACAAGCGGACTACCGCGCCCGCTACGTCACGGCGATGGAGAACGGGCTTCGCTTCGTGCTCCAACTGTCCGAGCTTCGCGACGCACTACGCCAGGCGGAGAAGCCGACGGGCGGCTACGCCCAGACCCCGCGCCTGGTCCAGGCTCTCGCAGCGGTTACCCTGCGAGACGGGTCGTGAGGTTCGACCTCCGCAACCTGTACGCCACCGCCACGGACCTGAGCCCGGAGGAGCGCCAGTGGCTCCGCGACTTCCTGAGCTACCAGGACAGCCGGGCGTCGTTCGTGCGGTGGAAGTTCAAGGTCGCCGACGCTGGGCTGGTGCGGTTCTTCGATGAAGTGAACCAGCGCATCCCGTCGGGCTACCTCTCGACGGTCGCCAAGGCGTGCCCGGCCGAGGGGTTCACCCTGGAGGTGCGCGACTGCCGAGCCCGCCCCGTGGAGCCCGACGCCACCGCGCCGCTCGCATGGCTCCGGGACTACCAGCACGAGGCGGTGGACCGGGTGGTGCGCCGGACGCGCGGGATTCTCTGGATCCCCACGGGTGGCGGCAAGACCGAGATCGCCGCCGCCCTCACGCAGCGCATCCCGGCCCGCTGGTTGTTCCTGGTGCATCGGGCCAACCTGCTCGACAACGCCGCCGAGCGGTACGAGCGCCGGACGGGCGCCAAGGCGGGCAAGGTCGGGGACGGGCGCTGGGGAGAGGGTGACGGCGGGTTCATCGTCGCGACCTTCCAATCGCTGTGGGCCGCTCTCAAGAAGGGCGACCCCCGAGCCCTGGCCCTCCTGGAGTCCGCCGAGGGCCTCATGGTGGACGAGGCGCACACCCTCCCGGCGTCGAGCTTCTGGCGGGTGGTGATGCACACCAAGAACGCCTACTGGCGGGTGGGTCTGTCGGGCACACCTCTGGCGCGCGGAGATCGCCGGTCGATGTTCACCATCGCGGCGCTGGGCGGGGTCATCTACCGCTTCAAACCCGAGACGCTCATCGGTCAGGGCGTCCTCTCCAAGCCCACCATCCGGCTGGTCGAGTGCAGACAGGGGCCCATCGCCACGGACAACTGGTCGAAGGTCTACCGAGAGCGGGTGGTGCGCTCCGGCGTGCGGAACGACCTGCTGCACGAGATGGCTCGCCTCGCCGCGAAGCCGTCCCTGCTCTTTGTGCAACAGATCGCCCACGGAAAGGCCCTCGCCAAGATGCTCACCGCTCGGGGCATCCGGGCGGTGTTCGCCGAGGGGATGCACTCCACCGAGTGGCGCTCCAAGCTCATCCGCCGCCTGGTCGATGGTGAGATCGAGGTGCTCATCTGCACAGTGATCTTCCAGGAAGGCGTGGACATCCCGGAGTTGCGCTCGGTCATCGTCGGGACGGGCGGAGCGTCCAGCATCGCCGCCGTTCAGCGCATGGGCCGGGGGATGCGGGTGTCGGCGGGCAAGACCACTTTCGAGGTCTGGGACGTGGCCGACGTGGGGCACCGCTGGCTGGAGAAGCACTCCACCTCCCGGCGCAAGGCTTACGAGGCCGAGGGACACGCGGTTACGCAGACGCCTTCCTTGCACCCTCCGCCTCCGTAGGCGTACAAAGCGAAGGGCCACCCCGGCAAGGGTAGCCCTTCAACAGCGAAAGGAAACAGCGTTGGGAAACTCTACCCTCGCGGCCGACCAGCCGCAAGAAGGGCTCCGTGCCATCGAAGCGGCCCGCCTGGGCCGCTCCATCGGAGCCCCTGCCCTCGCCGTCTACCGGGTCCTCCTCGACCACCGCGACCCGGCCGGGGAGAACTGGATGCTCCGGGCCACGCTGGCGAAGCGGGCCGGGCTGCGCTCCCCGGACATGGCGCACCATGCGCTCAAGCGGCTGACCCGGTTCGGGCTCCTGTGTCCCGGCCGGTGGCGCCGGAAGAAGCGGGCCGGGAAGGGCGGAGGGGTGACGGTGCGGACCCGTGTCGTGCTGGGCGACCACGGGCACGCCGCCGGGTGGTTCCAGATACCCTCGCGGGCCTTCATGTTGGCCCTGTCGCACAAGGGGAGAGGGGGGCAAACGCTACCCATCACTCAGGGCAAACGCTCCCCGACTGAATCAAATTCTGTAATGGGGGAGAGTGAGAGTGCTTCCTTCGGAAGCACTCTCCCCGCCGAGCCGGGCCCGGAGTTGATTCTCCCGCTCTCCGCCAAGCTCGCCGTGGAGGGCGTTCCGCCTCGCCCGGCTCCCCGCCTCGCCCGCATACCGTCGCCGCCGCTGCTCCCTGAAGATGACCAGGACGCCGCCGAATGGCTCGCCCGGCTCTACCAGGACCTCCGCCGGGTGCGGGGGCTTCCCCGCTGGGGCTGGCGTGGGCCGCTCCGGCGCCAGAAGTGGTGGCCTGCGCTCAAGGCGGGCGTGGCCGCCCTCCGGGAACACGACCTCAACCCGGTGCAGTGGATGGGCTGGAGCTTCGCCATCTGGGGCGGCAAGGGGCCGCCGCCGCTGGCCTGGGTGCTCTCCGGCTCCCGCATGGTCGAGCGCCACGGGTGGTTCTCTGCCGAGGCGGAGGACGTGGCGTTCGGTGGCCGGGTGATGCCCACCCCAACGTCCACCCGGCTGATGCAAGCGTGGGAACGCATGGCCAACGCCGTGTACCGGATCGGTCCAGCGACGCCTAACCAAGTGCGCGAGGTGGCCCACCGCCACCTTACACCCGACGACGCCGCCGCCATGCTGAGAGCGGCCAACGAGGAGGCGGAGCAGATGGCACGCGAGATCAAGGCGGACGTGGAGCGTGGGAGGTGGGTATGGCTCTGACGACCCGTTACGGGTTCTCCGCCTCGTTCGAGATGCTGGTGACCCTGTTCACCTGCTCCGACCCGACCTTCTACGCCAAGCTCGGGCACTCTCTGGAGCCGGACATGCTGGTGAGCCCTTGGGCGAAGCACGCTGTCCAGGCGGCCCTCGCCGTCGGCAACGACACCGGGGCCGCTCCGGTGTCGAGCCTGGTGGTCGTCCAGAGGCTCCGCCGCTGGGTGGCCGATGGTCGGGTGCCCCTGGCGGAGATGGTCGCCGTGGGTGACTACCTGGAGGACGCCGATCAACTCCGGGAGGACACGGGCACCACTGCCGACGCGGTTCTGGTGGAGGCCCTGCCCCCGGTGCGTCGTCGCCTCCACCAGAAGGCGACGGAGGCGGCCCTGGCCTCGTTCGGCAAGGGCGGGGACTTCGCCGCCGTCGAGGAGCTGCTGGGCCGGGCCAAGACGCTGGGGGAGGCGTCGGTCGTCGGGCTGGGCGTAGACCTTCATGGCGCCATCGCCACCATCCAGGCCCAGCGGGCGGTGGACCACCTGGAGACGGGTGTGGCCGCCCTGGACGCCGAGCTTGGCGGAGGGGTGCCCCGTGGCACGCAGACCGTGTGGGTGGGCGGCCCCGGCGACGGCAAGTCCATGGCGATGACGCACATGGCCGCTCATGCCGCCCGAGACGGTCTGAACGTCGCCATCGCCACCCTGGAGCTTCCGGTCGCCGTGCAGTTGTCCCGGCTGGTTGCCAACCTGACCGGGGTGCCCGAGACCGAGATCCGGGCCGGGCTTACAGGGGTGGCCGCTCAGGTGATGGCGAGCGTGCTCCCGACGCTGGGCAACGTCCGGTGCGAGCATTTCACCGCCCACGCCACGACGGTCCCTGACCTCCTCGCCTGGATCGCCACGGTCGAGCGGGCGCAGGGTGCCCCCGTTGACCTGTTCATTGTGGACTACGCCGACAAGCTCAAGGCGACGGGGAACGTCAACGAGTACACCGCCATGCGCCAGGTCTACGAAGACCTCCGGGTCTGGGCCGAGCGGGAGAAGCGGTGGCTCGTGACCGCTTCCCAGGCGAAGGCGCGCACCAAGGACACCAAGAAGCGGCGCGACGTGGAGGACGCCGCCGACTCCATGCACAAGGCACGGGTCTGCGACGTGATGCTCACCCTGTCCGTGACGGGCGAGGACCCGAGCCGTGAGGTGAGTGTGTTCGTCGCCAAGAACCGTCTGGGTCGCTCCCGGTTCACCGTGGGCCCGATGCCCACCGACTTCGGGATGGGTCGCCTGTGCGTGTGAATCGGAACAATCGGATGGCGGTTGTGTCGATTGTGCTTGTCATGCGCTTTGTGCGCGCTATGATCTGCACATGACCACGACGATTCGCCTCGCAACCGACACCGCCACCGGCCACCGCTACGTTGTGCTCGCCGTCAACTATGACCACGATCGTGTCACCCTCTGGGGTGACGTGGTGCGGGTTGCCCGCAACACCTCGATGCACCACGAGCCGACCTTTACGGTGGACCTCGCCACCGTGACCATCGCCACCGTGGCGCGCACGGGCGTGCTGTGCGCCGAGCTTTTCGAGCAGACCATGGCAAAGCGCGCGGCCAAGGGCCATGTGCTGACCCGTTCGGGGCGCCGCAACGTGACCGTGACCGATCACGGCACCCCCAGCGCCGTTCGGGCCCGCATGGCGGAGCGGGCCGCGTTCGTGGAGGCCAACCCGGCCCTCGTTCGTATCGCGCGCGAGTTGGGCGTGGACCTGACTTGCGCGACCCCCTCAGAGCGTGCCGCCCTTGCGGCCCTGGCGGCCGAGTGAGCCGCAACCCAGAGAGCATCGAGCGCGCCGCCCGAGAAGCCCGCGACACGGGTACGGGCTGGGCGCGCGGCTTCTGCCCCGTGTGCGAGGAGCGGACCGGCAAGGCTGACCGGAAGGGGTCCTGGTCAATCTCCCTGTCCACGGGCTACTGGACGTGTTGGAAGTGCGGCGGGTCTGGGGTGCTCCGCGACCGGAAGGCCCCGGAGGTCTACGTCGAGCCCCCGCCCGTCGAGCCGCCCCGGCTCCCCGTCGGCTTCCTCCCGCTGGCCCATGGGCCGGGTCGCACCGCAGAGGTCTGCGCCGCCGCCCGAGAGTACCTGGCCGGACGTGGCATCGGTCCCCGGCTGGCGGAGGAGGCGGGGATCGGGTTCGTCCCCGACTGGATGCGGGTGGTCGTGCCCATCTACGGGGTGGCCGGGCTCCGGGGCTGGGTGGCCCGCTCCATCGTGCCGACCGAGCGGACGTACCTGTACCCCAAGGGCTTCTCCAGGGCGGACACGCTCTACAACGAGGCGTGCCTGGACGTGGAGTCTGCCGAGCCTGCGCTGGTCGTGGAGGGTGTCTTCGACGCGCTCGCCTGGTGGCCCAGAAGCGTCGCCGTGTTGGGTAAGCCCTCCGATTGGCAGGTGGCTCGACTCTCCGCTGCTCGTCGCCCCATCGCTGTGTGCCTGGACGGCGACGCCTGGCGGGAGGGATGGGCGCTGGCGATGCAGCTACGGCTGAACGGGCAGAGCGCCGGGTGCATCCGGCTCCCTCCGGGGCTCGACCCGGACGAAGTTGACGGGCTCGCAGAAGCGGCCCTGGAGTGCCTAACCCAAGAGATCGTGGAGGTGTGACCGTGAAGCAGAACAAGCCGTTCGTGGACCAGGTGACGTTGTGTGAGCAGGACGACGGGTGGAGCGTGGAGGCGAGGGTCTCCCGGCTGACGCTGGGACAGGCCCTGGCGCTCCAGGCGTACCTCCTCGCCATCCCGGAGGCGCCCGACCAGGAGAACAAGCCCCGCGTTGCCAAGCGTGAGCCCAACCTCCGCACGATGGTGGAGGAGGCCCGGCGGGAGGACGCGCCGCCCACTCCGGCTCCGTCGGTGGTGCTCGACCCGGCTCGACCGCCTTCTGGGCGCACCGCCGCCCAGGTGGACGCCGAGGTGGCCGAGGAGCGTGTGGGGTGGACCCCCGAGCCACCGGCCAAGAAGCCCCTGGTGACCGCCGGGGACACCGCCGACACGGAGTTGGTGATGCGCCTCGTAGACGCCCCCAAGCTGCGGGACGTGCTCCTTCGCATGAGCGAAGCGGGCATTCACGGGACGGATGCGCTGGTCACGACGGCGACCCGCATCAAGGACCGGGTGCCGGTGCTCTCTCGCATCGGTGACCTCCGCGAGCGCATCTCCCGCGCCGCCGAGGTGATCGGGGTGGCGGGGTGAGACGCCTCCCGCTCTACACGGACGACCCCAGGCTGGCCCCGGTCGCGACCACGCCGGGGCTGGCGCTGGACTCGTCGTGCCGACGGTGCGTGCTCCATGACGGGGCCCGCACGGTGTGTCTCCCGGCCGAGGGGGAGCCGGGTGGCCTGTTGGTCGTGCTCGACTCCCCGAGCCGGGAGGAGGACGCCGCTGGACGCCCTGCCATCGGGCGGGCGGGTGCTCTCGTTCGCAAGCTCGTGGCGAAGCACTGGGGGTCCGGGCCGGTAGCCATCGACACGGGTGTCCGGTGCGCCCCCGGCGGCGCGAAGCCTGGCCCCGATGAGATCGAAGCGTGCCGCCCCTACCTGGCACAGACTTTCGCCGAGGTGGCCCCCAAGCGGGTGCTCGTGTTCGGGTCCACGGCGGCGTTCGCCGTGCTGGGCCGCTCCCCGCCGCCCCTCTCGGTGCGTCGCGGGTACGGCTGGGCATCCCCCGGCGTGCCCGTGTTTTTCATGCCTCACCCGGTGGTCGCCCTCCGCAACCGCATCCACGGCGCCCGGTTCGCCGAGGACATGGAGTGGGCTCTCACGGTGAATCCGGCCACCCTGCTGGCCCCGAGCGCCACCGAGGAGTTCTACGAGGTGGAGCACGGAGCGGACGGCATGCTCGCCGAGTTACAGCTTCGAGAGCACCGCCAAGCGGGCGGATGGGTGGCGTTCGACACCGAGACGGCGGGTGTGATGTTCGACCCCTCGTTTCGCCTCCTGGCGGTGTCCATGTGCGCTTCGGGCTCCGATGCGGTGTACACCTGGGGCCCCGCTGCTCTCGCTGACCGTGGGGCGCGGCTGGCGCTGGAAGCCCTCCTCACGGACCCCAAGCTCCCCAAGGTCGGCCAGAACCTCAAGTACGACGTTCACGCCGTGTCTCTGGGGCTGGGCATTCAGCCCGAGGCGTGCGTCGGAGACACCCGCCTCTGGCGCAAGCTGCGGGAGTCCAACGCCCTGGCGGGCCTGGAGTACCAGGCCGAGCTTGTGGGGATGGGTGGGCACAAGGACGAGGCGTATGCCCACGTCGAGGCTGCGTGCGCGACGATCCGCAAGGCGAGGCTCGCCTACCGCAAGAAAGGCATCGAGCCCCCGCTGGACCTCCGCGCCGCCGTCATCGACTTCCCCGACTCCCGGCCGGAGCAGTGGGCCTACACGATGGTCCCCCGAGACGTGCTCCTGCGGTACAACGCCCGAGACGCGCAGAGCACCGCCAAGCTGGCGAGGAGTCTGGCTCCCCAGGTGATGGCGGACAGGGGCCTGGCGAACGTGTGGACAGGCGTGCTCCAGGGCGCCACCGATGGCATCCAACAGGTCGAGGCGTGGGGCATCGCCGTGGACCGGGAGGGGCTGGAGCGGTTTGGGGCACACCTCCAAGCCGAGAAGGCGGCGGCCCTCGCCACGTTCGCCCAGTACCCCGACTTCAACCCCGACAGCACACACTCGGTGCGGAAGCTCCTCTACGAGACGCTCAACCTCCCGGCGGTTCGCGAGACGCCCAAAGGGGCCCCGAGCACGGACGAGGCGACCCTGAGCATCCTCTCCATGAGGCACCCCGGCTCCAAGGTGCTGCGCTCCCTCATGTCGTACCGGAAGGTCGCCAAGATGCTGGGCACCTACTACGAGGGGATGCGCGGGTTCGTCCGTGCCGACGGGCGCATTCACCCCTCCCTCAAGATCGACGGAGCGGCCACGGGCCGCCTGTCGTGTTCGGAGCCCAACCTCCAGAACATCCCTCGGGTGAGCGAAGGGGATTGGGGCGGGTATCCCCGAGCGGTGTTCGTTGCTCCTCCCGGCTACGAGCTTCTCCAGGCGGACTACTCGCAGTTGGAGCTACGGGTGGCGGCGATGCTGTCCGGGGACGAGGCCATGAAGGCCATCTTCAGGGAGGGCGTGGACTACCACCAACGCACGGCGGAGTTGATCGCCCCTATCGCCTGGCGCATCAAGCCCGAGCAAGTGACCAAGGAACACCGCGCACAGGCCAAGACGGTCAACTTCGGGGTGCTCTACGGCATGACCGCTCCGGCCCTGGCCGCTCGGATGGGGTGCTCCCGAGCGCAGGCGGAGGCGGTGGTGGAGGCCATCTTCGGCAAGTTCAAGCGACTGCACGCCTGGACGCGGGAGTGCCTGGCGCACGCGCGGAAGCACGGGGAGGCGCGCACCCTCTGGGCGGGTGGGCTGGCCCGGCGTCGGGACCTCTCCGACATAGGCGAGGCGGACGAGGCCAAGCGCAGCACGGCGGAAAACTCGTCGTGGAACACCCCGGTTCAGGGCACCGCCAGCGACTTCTGCCTCGCCTCGGTGGTGGAGGTGGTGCGGTGGCTCCGGGATGACGTGGTGCCCGCCAAGCTGGTGCTGACCGTCCATGACTCCCTGCTCCTGGAGGTCCGCTCGGACGCTTTCGAGGAGGTGGCTGGTCAGGTGCGCCGCATCATGCGATCCTGGTACTCCTGGGACGTGCCCCTGGAGGTGGACCTTGAGCGGGGTCCCACCTGGGGCGCCCTCCAGAAGTGGGAGGAGCCTGTCAGGGCTTCTCTGCGTGCGCTGGGGGCTGACCCCAATCAGGCGGACCTCGCCTAACTCAATCGACGGAGGTGGATCATGGCTGGTGTGAAGGGAACGACGCGGCGTGTGGAGGCGGTGCGGCCGCTCGGCAAGGACGAGCGAGGCAAGCCCACCCATGTGGTGCGCTTGGTGGACGACACCTACGACTACGCCGCTACGGTGGCGGAGGAGAAGGGGCTCGCCACGGTGACGGACGCGCTCGACTACCTCGTCCGGTACGCCAAGGCGCGGCGGGACACCCTCACCCGCAACGAGGCCAAGCAGGCGCCCAAGGCCAAGGCGAAGCCCAAGGCGAAGGCCAAGGCGAAGGCGGCGGCGTGAGGTCCCCGGACGACCGAGACCCGGAGGAGTACCTCCGCGAGTGCATCACGCTGGACGACTTCGCCCTGGACGAGGAGTTCGTGCGGATGCCCGCAGACATGGCGTACTGGAACGGCCAGTATGCCGACGCGCTGCGTGGGTACATGCTGGCGAAGCTGGCGCACGACCGGAACGCCGCTCGCTTGCACCTCCGGGTCAAGGCGTCCAACGAGGAGGGCGGCGGCAAGAAGGCCACCGTCGGAGACCTGGAGGCGATGGTCCTCACTGACGACAGCTACCAGGAGACGGCGCTGGCCCTCCTGGAGGCGGACGTGGAGCGGGTCAGGCTGCGGGGCGTGTGCGACGCCATCGCGACGAAGCGGGACATGCTCCAGTCCCTCGGTGCCAAGCTCCGCGCCGAGATGGCGGGCGACCCGATGGTCCGCCGGGAGCACTCAGAGCGACGGTCGAGGGGATAGGCCCTCGATCACCTAAACAGGCAAGCAGGAGAACGAACATGAGCAATCTAGTGAAGTGGGGCACTTACGACGCAGGTGCGGCCAAGCAAGAGAAGGAGGACCTGGCGAAGGAAGGCGGCGGCGCCTTCATGAAGCTGGCGGTGGGCAAGAACGTCGTGCGGATCCTCCCGCCTGCCCCCGGCCGGACCACGCCCTTCCAGGTGGTGCATCAGCACTTCGTCCGCCTC